CTCGGTCGCCTTTGGGCGGCTAACTGGCAGAATTTCTGATTTGGGTCAGTTCCTAAAACAGCTCCGCGATTTGGACTTTATCGTTAGGTTGTTCCGGGACGACGGCAAGCGTGCCGAAGTTAAACCCAAGGCAGGTAAGCCTGATAATCTGGTCCCTTTTCAAGAGGCAACCAGGGCTAAGTTTCTCCGCTGGGGGGACCTCGATAAGGTTAGTGGTGAGTTGGCTGCTTTTGCAGTTGAATGCGCCACCAAAACTGGATCGATGCCCTTCTGGATGGCTGACATAGCCGGAGGCCCTGTGGTGCAGCGCGATGTTGCAGCTATCGCTGCTCTTATACGCCGTGCTATTGTGGCCAAGTTTGTTGAAAAGTTTGGCAACCTTAGCGAAGTTGACGATGAAACTTCTATCGATGTGCCCGATTGGGTGCGGAGTGGAATTGAAGGTCATATCGCGTGGGCTAGTGATGACGGACGAATTTTGGATGCCTTCACCTCTGTGTGGGAGTACCTCAAAAATCATAAGTTCATTGTTGCTGCCCCGGTTGTTGCTCTCACTGGTATTATCTTTACCTACTTTTGGATTAGGCGCGGCTACGGCTGGGATCTCCTTAGTAAGGAATTCAACGACAAGACTGAGAAACCCGCGGAGGTTGCGTCCCCTGTGGTGTCGCCAAAGGTTATCGCAGAGATTTCTGTGCCGACCCCGGCGGCGCTTGAGACAAAGCCCGTGAGTGCCCCTGTTAAGTCCGAGACGTTGACTGCGGTCAAGGAAGCTGCGGCGCAAGCTGTAAGCTCCTCCACCGTGGTTGACAAAAAACCTGTGGTTGTGACCCCTGTTGAGATCCCGAAAGAGATCAAAGCTGAGGCCCCTGCTACGCCGAGCGTGGCGGTTGAAGTGAAAACTGAGACTGCTGCGGCTCCCAACCCCGCTTCTGCGACCCCGCGTGAAAAGCCGAAAGGCAAGGAACGTGAGGTGAAGGAGGAGGGCCCTATTGATTTGAACGAGTTTGCGAATAAGACTCTCTCTCCTGCTCAAAAGGAGAGTGTTGCATTTTCGATTCTCTCCGTCCTCTTTTCTGCACTCATGACCTACGGCGTCTTTTGGGGGCTTTACAAGCTCTCTACTGGATTTGCCAAGTGGCTCGTGTCGCGGAAAATGAACGTGGAAGAAGTGATTGTGACACACGATACTGTCGTGAGCTTCAATACTGACGTGTACTATCAACTGATGTACCGTTTTGGATCGGAAGTTCGCTTCAGCCCTATCCTGGGTCTCGTCGCAAACAAGGAGCTGCCGGTGGGCAAGATGCTGGAAGATGCTCTTGCTCTTAAGGCCGAGGACGTCGCTGTGGTTGTTGCCTTTCCTGGCACCAACAAGTTTTTCGTCTTCAGTCATACCCGGTGGAACAACATCAAGAGTGCCCTGCTTGAAGGCACTGAGGCAAAAATCTCAGGTAGCTCTGGTCAGAGGCGCAAACAGCGCCAGGCCAAGAACTACGAGGAGCAGTTCAAGAAGTATCAGCGCATGGCTGATGCAGACAAGGAGAAGCTCAGAGAGGAGATCGATGCACTTGCGGGTGACCGCAGGGCTTTGGTCGAATTCCTCGACGAGAATTTCAGTCACTTGAGCGCTGAGATGGCCGCAGAGCTTGTCGAAGAGGTGGAGGAACTTGAGAACTGGCTTGATATGTACTATGCTGGCGTTCGCTCTTCGAGCGTTGGCAAGCAGTTGAAGGCTCTCAATCAACACAAGGGTGGCCGTATGGGCGGAAAGCGCCGCGAGGCGTGGACTGTTAAGGTGTCAGCCCCCCAAGTGAAGCCTGCAGAGGCAGCCAAAAATACTGAAAGCTCTGGAAAGCCAAAGGAAACTAAGGCAGCCTCAGAGGACGACAAGGCTCAGGCGGAGACACCGCCCATCCCCACTAAGTGCGCCAAGTGCGGCACTGAGTACCCCAGCAAGGGTGCGGCCAAGATTCATCAGAAGACTTGCATAAAGTCTTCCACTCCTGAAAAGGAGGCTAAATCTTCGGTCCCCAAGTTGAATGAGGAACTCAAGTGTGCACTTCATGTGTGCCGAAATGAGGGGGACACCCTTGAGCACGTCGCTTTTGCTCGTAAAGTCACCTTCACCCACGCTGATGGAACGAAGGCCACGTGGATTGTGTCAAAGATCCATGCTTTTGAGGAGCCCTACAACGGGAACTTCATTTGCGTTGGCAATGACGCGTCTAATGGCAAGTCTATCTCTCTTGGCGACAAGGGCGTTGTGTTGGACCGCAAGCGTGACACGGCTTACTTTCCATGCGCTAAATACGCTATGGGAACGAAGGCAGTGCCTGCGCTCGTGCTGGGCTCCGAAGAGCATGGCAAAGTGCGCGATGTTATCGTCATTGATACGTCTGTGCACCCGGCCTCACGAACCGAGATGAACCGCGCTCCCAAAGAGGACGCGCAAGGTCTCATCATGGACGACATCCGGTACAACGCGACCACCGCCCCTGGTGATTGCGGTGCCGGCGTCTTCGATCTCGTGACGCACCAGCTCATCGGCCTGCACGGCGGCACCAACGGTGCTGACAATACCGGCAAGGCTAACAACTGGGGCCACTTCATTGTGGACCCCAGCACGCTGACAAAAAACTAAACGAGGGGGCGCTCCGCAAGGGGCGCCCCCTTCCTAGGGCGTCAGTGCCCCGGGACGTCCATGACTTAAGCCTACTTTGGGACGTAAACAATTATAAGAAGGCTGTTGGGCTTCTTGAAGCCCCTGGTGGACCTACGGTGTGGCCGGCGCCGCCTCTGGAGTTCCCGATGGATCCTGAGGCCGTGCCTAGTTTCTCGCGCAAGCGTTGGAATTTTGAGCACATTAAGGTCGCTGGGTTCATTGAACACAAACAGAACCACGGCGACGACCCCTCCCAATTTCACCTAAACCAGCTATACAGCTACTACCCCTCAGACCCCTGCCCAGACCCTAAATGGGCGGTCGTCATGCCGACGTATGAAAATTTAATGGCGGCCTCAAAGAAGTTTGACAATCCTCAGACCTTTGACTTTTACAACGACCCAGATGTTGTGGAAGCCTTGTCGATCATAGAGGAATATGTTGAACCATATTGGAGGCAAAAGCCTATGAATTGGAAAGATGTTTGGAGCGAGTTCGAAATGGACACAGCGAGCGGTTTCCCCTTTGGAGCCTACGGGCTCAAGAAGAAAGGAGACGTTTTCAGGTTTCCTGAAGCGTTTATGGAATACATGCTCTGGAGTGTCTACTCGGGCTCGCGAGTATTTTTTAAATCCTCGCCCAAACGTGAATTTCTGTCATTAGTTGACATTGACGCGGAGAAGATTCGTCTTTTCTGCCCTGGACCCGTCCACTTTATCGCTGCGCAAAAACGACTCTATTCGAATCAGAATAGGGCTATTCAGCGCACGAAGTGGTTTAAGGTGGGGACAACGATGAAGAGTGGTGGCGCGCACAAGCTCACGTGCGAGTTGGAGTGCTCTGATGGCGAGTTCGTCATTGAGTATGATGTGCCCCGGTGTGATAAGAACTTCAAGCTAATGAAGTGGATCTATCGCACGCGCAACAAATTCTTAGAGCTAACCGACCCGTTTGACATCAAGGCTGCTCAGTGGGTCCAGGACAATATTACCTATACTCTCACGATTTTGTGGGACGGAACGGTAATTGCGACTGCGACACACAACCCGAGTGGCCAGAACAACACGGCCGACGACACGTGCCCTTGGACGGCGTCTCACATTCTCACACTTGCACGGAAGGCTTGTCCTGAAGTGACTCGTGCTGAGTTGAAGGCCCTCGTCTTGCACATCTATTCGGATGACTTTCGTGGCAAATTCCCGAGAAAGTTCGCGAAAATGCGTGATCCTCACTGGGTCAAGCAGGTTCTCTACGACGTTTTTCAGGTTGTCATCAAGTTAGAAGATTGGAAGGTGTTCGACGGGCCTGATGGGACGCACTTCCTTGGCGCCGACACGGTGCTGTGGAATGGTATCTATTGGTGTCATTACAATCCTGAGCGGCTGCGCGCTGCCTTCAAGTTCACTGAGGGTACGTTGACGGTTGGACAAGAGTTGTTCCGGCTGGGCCAATTGCTCATCCACGCGTACCCATACCCCGAGATGTACGCGGAGTTCCGTAAAATCTACGCGGCGCTCCTACTTCGGTACCGTGACTCTACGGATGCTGAGGTGAGGGTGCTTACTGGACGTGGGCTGCCAAGCGAGAGACAATTGCATGGTGTCCACACGGGATTAGAAGGCTTTCACGGCGCGATTTTAACATTTTGCGCGCCAACGGATGGAGGTGGTGTGAAAAGTTTTCAAATGGATGGCAAAGCCAAGTCGAAGCAACGAAATTCAAAATCCGCCCCCAACGGGGGTGGTCAACAAGCTCCTGTCGAACTCGCCGGTCTCCAAGGCCGAGTTAGGAAGCTTAACAAGCTTGTTGGACAGCACGCTGCCCTTAGCGGAAATGCTGCTCCTCCCAGGGCAAGCCGATCTGAAGGAAGTGGAGGCAGTGGTAACGGAGGTAATGGAGCTGGTGGCCCCCCTAGAGGGGTTAGCAAGCCTGTTCCTCCTGTAACCAAGGCCCCTGCGCCTAAGGCTACCCCGGCGAAGGCGCGAACTGGTGCTATCGTGGGCAAGACGCATAAGATGTTTGTTGACATTATCCGCAAGGAGACTGGCAAGAACATTGGACGCATACCGCACACGTATGGCAATGCGGCTCTGCCGCGCGCAAGCGCGAAGGAGCTGTCCCAGATCAACGGCGTTTCCGCCTCCCGCACAATGCGTTTTGGTGGCATGAGGAGCCACGAGTACGTCAACGGCAAAGGACAACACCTGCAGTTTCAGTGCCAGCAATGGCTTGGAACGATTGACACGAACGTCAAGTACTTGACACGCCAGCCCAATCGAGGCCCTGGTGAGCGTCTGTTTCATAAGATGCTCTCGCCTGGAGCCTTCGGCGGCGCCCTGTACCAAGCTTCGCGCAATTGGCAGAATGTTTCGTTCAAGCACGTAACGATTACTTACACCTCATGTGCTGCGTCTACTGACCGTGGTTCAATCTACCTTCAGTACGTGGCTGACCCCCTAATGCCCGCGGTGGACACTGGTACCGACGAAGTTTCCCACGCTACCACAAACGGGCAGATGGTCACTACGTCTGTCTACAATGAGAACCCTGTTTCTCTTGTTGTGCAGCCGGAGAAGGTCGTGAAGGAGCTCGCTCTTAATGACCCTGACCCATCTCGCTTCAGTTTTGGTGGTAATCTCTATGTTGGCGTGTTGGACACGATCCTTTCGAACTTGGTGCTTGGTGACGTCATTGTCACCTATGACGTCGAGTTTTCGAATCCGATTCTGTCTTACTCTGTCAGCGATGAGCAGGAACTCGAAATCGCTATTCAGTTCAACGTCGCGGCGAACACCCTCGGTAGGACCGCCCTGGAGTTCACGTTTGGCGGCGACATGGGTTGGCCCCCCCCCGCTGGAGCAAACGGGATCCTTAACGGGACCCCGCCAGAGGACGGCGTCAACTATCTCGTTGCCATGCGGTTCATCGGGTATGACAACAGCGGTGCTGGAACCCTGTTCTGGCACACTGTGTCTGATCCTACCGTGCGGCCTTTGGAGCCTGGGTGCGTGCTTTATGGCGCACTCTCTTCGAACGCCGTTAATGGTGCGGTGGTATGGGATGATGGTACGGTTCAAATGGACCTGTATGCGGTCGCTTTGAAGGACGGTACTTTTGCACAGATGGGTGATTGGGAGCTCGTTTTCGGGCAGTCGACCACTCTTCAGCAGGGAACCGCTTACTTTGCGGCTAACTTCATTCCTGGAGCGGCACTCGAGTAGTGCTGTCAGGAGGCTAAGTGTACCT